TTTAGGCAAGGAAGACAAGACGTTTACAAGCGTGAACTCGATGTCTTCACAAAGAATGTAGAGGCTATCAAGGAAAACAACCGGCAAACACTTGATCGATTTAATAGGGCTATGAACCTATTGCAGACAGATCGCAAAGCCGCTGAAGGTGAGTTGAAGATACTAGAGGCGGAAACGCAAAACAGTGTTGCTGCTGCCGCTATGCGTCAAGGCATGTACAAGCAGGCCAGCGAAGCACTTAACAAAGCAGTAGAAGGCTCTGATCGCGCTACACAGACTATGCTTCAACTGAAGCAACAGGCTGAAATGGCAAGAGAGCGTATGCAGTTGCAGCGTGAACTTGCACAAGATCGCATGGCGTTTCAACGTGAAATAGCCCAACTGAAACAAGAAGGGAAGATACAGTCTTTGCCTGGGCCATTAGATAAACGATTAGAAAATCTTGGCACATCCAAAGATGGTATCAACCGTATATCATCCTCAGCTAAGCCTGAATTCTTTGGCCTTTTCCCGCAAAAAGAAGTTGCAGAAACATTTTTGACGTTTGTAGATCGTGGTCTTCCTGTTGGGCAGGTGACATCACAGATAGCGCAAACATTTGGAATTAAAGCTCCTCCGATCACAAATGATACGGTCAATTTTTGGAAAGATTACCGTGAATTTGTAGCTAAGGTTAGAAATACATTGTTCGGTCAAACCTTAACCAAAGCGGAAGAAAGATCGTTTGACCAATTCACAATCAATCCAACTACAAGCGCTGAAAACGCAAGAACATATTTTGACCGTCAGATTCAAATATTAAACGATGCTGCTAATCGACAACGAAGAATAGGAAGGTCGATTGGCGTTAATGATCAGACCCTTAACGCTTATCTTGGCGAAGAAATGCCAGGTCAAGCTCAACCCCAACCGCAACCTCAAGCAATTCCGGCTGCTGCTATTGATTACTTAAAAAGAAATCCTAATGCAAAAGCTGAATTTGACGCTAAATATGGTGCTGGCGCTGCTGATCGTTACTTGTCTGGAGCAAGGTAATGGCTAATGTTTTTGATCAATTTGATGAAACATCTTCTAAAAGCAAGAATGTATTTGATCAATTTGATCAGCAGGCTAAGCCATCTACTGATGTATTGAGTCAAATACCTGGTGGCGCAACATCACCTCCTGGTACTTTTATCGATCAGGTTCCTAAAGGCCCGTCTGCATTTGAACGCGGGTTGCAAGCTCTTGCTGCCGTTCCTGTAATTGGTGGTGGTGCAAGGCTCGCACAGTCTGCGTTAGGTGCTCAACGGTTATACGGTACATCAACTGCAGGAAAAGTAGGCGGTCAATTGCTATCAGCCTTGCAGCCTAAAACAGTTGGTGAGGCGACTAAGATGGCTGGTGGTGCGTTTGCCGCTGGAACTGCTGGTGGATTAGCTGAACAAGCGGCTCAACGTCAAGGTGCTAGCCCTGTAGTAACGCAACTTGCTGGCATGGCAGGAGAGATGGTTCCTGGTTTAATTACATATCCAGTTAGTAGGGCTGTGGAACGTGCTGTTACACCTTTGATTCCATCGATGCGTCAAAGCGTTGCAGAAAGTTTGGTCAGACGTTTGCCGCAAACAGTGCGCGAAGGCGCTTTACCCGAAGTTGGCGTTACCAGGCAGCAAAGACTTGCTGGTGCTAAAGCAGAGCTTGAAGGCGGTGCGGGTACTGGTGGAGCCGTAACAGTTGGTAAGACGTTAGAAGATACGGCTAACCGTTTGGTTACTGAAATGCAAACGGCTACAGCAGATCGAGTGAAACGATTGCAACAAGACTTTGATAGCAGCATTCGTAGCATACAAGATCAAAGTGTTAAAGATGCACAGAACGCTGTTAATAGAGCGTTTCAAGCTGGCGCAAGAGTTAGGCAAAATGCTGCTGGTCAAGGCGCTCAGCGTGTGCAGGAAGCCGAGCTTATTGCAAGGCGTATCGAGCAAGAGGCTGCTGATGCGGCGCAACAAGAAGTGACGCGAGTCCGAAACCAAATTGATGATTTGGTACAACGTCGCAACGCAGCAGTAGCAGAGTCTGAGCGCGGAATGCGGGAAGCTGGGCGTGGATTCGCGCAATTTGGTGAGCGCGTTACGTTGTCTCCAATTGGTGAAGAAGCTAGAACTGCTGCTAGCACAAGGCTTGATCAACTTAAGGCAACTCGCAGGGCGCAAGTTCAATCTGATTTGGATGCTATCGACAATATTGTTGCTAGCAAGATGGGGCAAAGCGCAGGAACTGTTCCAGCGGCAGCAGACTTTGAGTCACTGATTAAAACAAAGGTTGGTGCAGGAGCGTTGCCTGGTCAAGTAGACCCACAGCGTGAGCCAATGCTCAAACGCTTGCTAGCAGATGTAACTGGCAAGCAAGAAAAGGTCAACGAAGCAGGGCAGACCTTTGTCGTTCAAACGCCTGTTTCGTTTAATTCGCTTGAAGAGATACGCAGACGACTTAGAGATCGTTCATATGGTGGCGATGAAGGATTTTCTGCTATTAGTGCAATAGAAGCTGGCGATCTGGCAAAAGGTGTGGAGGCCATGCAGCGTCAGTTTGTTGGCGATGATGTGTTTGGACGGTACTTAACGAATTACGCTCAGGCAAGTAAGCCGATCAATCAATTCAATACGCTGCAAGGCAAAGTTCTTACAGCGCAAACGCCATTTGGTGAGAGGTTTATTACTGACCCAGCACAGATACCATCAAGGTTATTTAGTTCACAAGAAAGCGTTAAGACCTTTACTGATTTGGTTGGAGGCGATCAGGCGCTAGTTAACAGCCTAGCAACTAAATACTTGAATGATCAAATGCGTGGTGGCACGGCGCAGGATGTCGCAAGAACGATTGATAGCAACCGAGATTGGCTTGCTCTAGATCAGTTCAAAGGCTTACGCGATCAACTATCTGGTTTGCAAACAAGGCTTGCACAAGCAGAGACTGGTGCTGTAAGACTGGGTGCGGCTGGCAAAGCGGCAGAGGTTGAAATTGGTCAGCTTGCAGGAAAGATCACGCAACCTCAATTAGCTCCTATACCTGCCGCCGAACAAATTCGTCGTGAAGCAGCTCAAAGCGCCGAAGAGTTATCAAGGCAAGCAGCCAAGCGTGTTACAGCATTTCTCGAACCAAGGCAAGAAGCGCTACGCCTTGCTAAAGAAAGCGCTGCGTCGAGATTGCAAAAGGAAGTTAGTGAAGCTCGTGGTCAACTTACGGGCAGAATTTCTGATATTGAAAAAGAAGCTGCGGCACAAGCCGATGAAATTAGAAAGAATCTTACATTCGGTCAAAAGAATGCAAGCGATGCTTTCTATCAGCGGTTGACAGGTACAACAAGCCAAAAAGACATTGAGGCAATGGCTGCTGCAATCAAACAAGTACCAGAGGCAACTGAAGCATTCAAGTCAGCAGTAAGAGAATCGCTATCTCGTGTACCAGAGAATAGATTAATGAATCTATTTGATAGAAATATTGAGCCAGCATTAAAAGCGTCTGGCTTATATCGTGCTGATGAGCTTGCTGAAGTAAGAGCGCTTGTTGAGGCTGTTGACATAGCTCGTAATGCGGTAGAGCGGGCTAAGATTGCTGCTAGTAAGGCAGTAGGAACAATGTCGCCAGAGGCTGCGTTTACTGATGAAATACGCAAAGAAGTTGTAAAGGCTCGTGTTGGTCAAGCAAGTGTTACAGGCATTGCGGCCTTAGCCGGTACGCTTGCTGGGTTTGGTGGACAAGGCTTGATGACTTCGTTAGGTATTCCGGCTGCTGCTGCAGGCGTGTTTGGCACTCAAGCAATACGCACAGATTATGCTGCTGCCTTGCGTCGAGCTGTTGCTGAAATTGTCTCTAATCCCGCTGAGCTTCGACGTGTGCTAGCAACGCCTGAGCCGCAACGTCCTGGCTTGCTAATGACGCTTGCAAGAAATGTACTTGCTGCAGAGACAGGTTCTCTAGTTCCTCAAGGAGAGACAAATGCCCCTTAAGAAAGGTAGCAGTCAAAAGACAATCTCGACCAATATTGGAGAGATGGTGCGGAAGTTCAAAGAAAGTGGCAAGATTGGCACAAGCCGACCTGCCAGCAAGAGAGCTGCAGTCAAGCAGGCTGCGGCCATAGCCTATTCCACAGCGCGTAAAACCAAGAGAGGTATGCGATGAACTACGATGGCATGATGAAAGCTGAAGGCAATAAAGAGATGAAGCGTCAGGAAGCGCAAGCCGCTGAAGCAGGGCGCAATGAGGTTGCAGGTTCGCTTGCAGCGCAACGTGCGCTTGGCCGCCAGCCTATGAACAAGATGCCTGAGCGCCAGCCCAAGCGCCGCATGATGCGGTGAAGCGTAAGCAATCGGGCATAAACCCTGACTTAGAGGCTGCGATAAGCAAACTCTTGGCTGAAGTCATGGCAGACCCGGAAGCAAGCCTTACCGATAAGTCGAAGATTATTGATCGAGCCTTGAAGTTAGAAGCCATACGCCTGAAAGCGAGTGATGCTGACTGGGGTAGAGGCTTTATGGATGAAGACGAAGATGAAGATAGTTAAGGTAGACTAGATAACCTTAATTAACCCCATGAGGCTGAACATGGATTCGAATCTTCTATTGAAGGTAGTACGCATTAGTTTGAAGTTAGTGGTGGCGAGGGTGTTGACAATCTTGGCGTTGTCGATGACTTTTGCCTTAGCTTGCTGGACAATGTGGGGGCCGAGTTATGAGCGGATCGCCGCATTGCTTATCTTTGCCATCACAGTGTTTTTACCATCCTTAATGAAGGAAACAAAGCATGATGACGATGACGAAAGTGGTGAGCAAACAGGTGGTGCTAAAGCCTAGCCAAGGCACGACCAAGCAAGTCACCCCAAACTTCCAGCCTAAGTTCACCAACGGTGCACCCTGCTATGGCACCATGACTGCAGCGCAGCAATGGGGGAACAAGAATGGCAGCCGTTAATCCTTTTGAGCCTGGTGGCAAGACCTATCAAGGTTCCGCAACAACCACCTCGCAAGTGGTAACGATTACACCAGACACGATTTGCAACCAATTACTGGTAGCTAATCACGCCCCTTCTGGTGCGGGCGCTCCGGTGTATTTTAGGATGTCAACAACCGATCCTGCTGTGACTGTAGCCACGCCAAGCGCGACGGCTCAGTATGCTTTGGTCAGCATTCAAGACGACATCAGAACGTACACGATACCAGGCCAATGTAGCCCAACCGTTCCTTTGTATGTGGCTATCATTGCCGAATCAGGTACGGCAGAGGCTTACTTTACGCCAGGCAACGGGAAGTCATAACATGGAAGTCTCAATGTCAGTCGTTATTCAGGCTCTCATTGGTGCTGCTGCTGGAGCCTTTGGTGCATATGTAGCGATTAGATCAGACCTGGCTGAACTCAAGGCTAAGGTGGAGCATCTGCATATGACCGCCGACAAGGCGCATACACGCATTGATCAGATTCTGAACAAGTAATGGATGACAAGACTCACGAGCTAGCAGTTCTTAAGGCGCAAGCTAGGATAAGGCTTGATGAGCTTAAAGCACAAGACTCGGCCAAAGAAGTGGCAGGCAAAGCCATTGGTGAAGATGGCCTGCTGTATATCTTCCTGATCGTACTCGTGGGCGTTGGTGCGTCATTATTCCTTGAAGGCGAAAAGATCGCCGCTGTGATGGGTCTTTTGGGTGCTTCACTTACTGCACTTATCCAAATGTTAAATGGCATCGCAGGGACTGCCGCAAAACAGGAAAAGCCAGAGTTTGAAGTTATTAAAGATTTGATCCAACGTCTTGACAAGCTAGATCGTGCTGAGCAGCCTATGCAAGTGGATGTTGAAGGCTCCAAGGTAACGGTTAAGAAAGGCGCAGATCAGATTACTGCAAAGGCATAAGCCATGTTTGACCTGCTATCAGGTGGTTTGCTTGGAAGTATCTTTGGTGGTCTGTTCAGGCTAGCACCGGAAGTGCTGAAGTTCCTCGATAAGAAGAATGAACGCCAGCATGAGCTGAACATGTTTCAGTTGCAGACCGATCTTGAGAAGATGCGCGGCACTTTTAAGATGGAGGAAAAGTATGTGGACTACAGTGTTCAGCAACTTGATACCATCAAAGCGGCCTTTGAAGAACAGAGTCAAACGGCTCAAGCAGCGGGTTGGTTTGTGGCTGGCATCTCAGCGCTGGTTCGTCCAGGCATTACTTGGGCTATCTTTGGCATGTATGCGTCAGTCAAGGCGGCTTCGCTTGTACTTGCGTTTCAAAACAATGCGCCGTGGCATGAAGTGATTGTGAAGTGTTGGGATGAAGATGACTTTGGACTCTTCACCATGATCCTTACGTTCTGGTTTGTTGGTCGCAGCATAGAGAAGTACAAGTGAATGAAGCGATTGAGCTTGCCATCAACGTACTCATCAAGCCCTTTGAAGGCTATGCTAAACGCCTTCCTAACGGCGATTGCTGTGCTTATCCTGACCCCGGTACTGGTGGCGACCCTTGGACTATTGGTTATGGTGCTACTGGTCGTGATATTAGGCAATACACTGTCTGGACAAAAGAACAAGCTGAGACTGCCCTTCAGGAACATGTCAGGCACTTCGTTTCCGGGTTGGTAAAACTCTCACCACGGCTTGTTTCCGCAAGCCCTAGACGTATTGCTGCA